TGTACACACGGCTCTAAAGGGCATTCACACAAATAACACTCTTTTGTCCACTTAAGATTCATTTAAAAGTAAAAGGTTTTATCTTTTATATTACTCACCTAAAGTGAAGCTATACGTTCTTTTAAGTTTTATAAAGAACCACATCTTTTACTAACCTAAGTTATTTTATTTTTACTATAAATTAAGATGTCGCAATACTTTCTACCGACCGTGATTCAAACGAATTTTAGTGATACTAAAAATGTACTCACTAAAAGACATCAATCGAATATTCAAAGTTACGATGACTGTTTACGTTTATCTAAAAATTTAAAAACAAGTAAAAAAACACCAGAGGAAATGGCGATAATTCTCGATAAAATGAGAAAAAGGAAACTTGAATGTAAAAAAACAAGACCGATACAGGTTTTAGATTCTGTACCTAAACAGGACACTTCTGAATCCCGTAATATATGTAAAGCATTTACATTATCAGGGAAAAAATGTACATTCAAAGCTGTTTGCGGGGATTACTGCAAAAAACATAGAATAGATAATCAAGTGTTAGGAACTAGACCAAAAATAAATATTTCCTTATTATAAAAAATGTTAGATCAAGAAACACTCAGACCTGTCATAATAGCCATGACACTTTATCTTGCAATTTCAAAAATCGTACCAGAACTTCTTAAGAAACCAACCAATATTAAATTTATCGATGATATCGTCGCCATGCTCATCGCTCAAAGAGGATCACTCATGTCCGGTGCCATCCTCACCGGTGTTATCGTTTTCCTTACCAATTACATTGGTGATGAATTCATGTAATACATTTTCTTTACACGTCAACATATGAGTCCTCGGATGTTTCATATACCTTATTTTATTGGTGTATGCATCTTCCATAAACTCACGTAATTGTTTTTCATTTGGATTTCCCCATTCCATACCTATCTGATACAAAAAATCGTCTTTTACGAGTTTTTGGCGTTCGCAGTCTATCGTATACGGCGTTTTTATATATTCGGGTGCACCCCCATAATCCGTTATAATGACTGGTTTATTTCGTAAAGCTGCTTCCACTGCACCCATACCTATACCCTCCGAACTCGAAAAACTTACGTAACAATCACCCATTGCATGTATTTTTTCCATATCTTCGTCAGGTATAAGACCGTTTATAACTTCAACGTTTGGTACATTTATTTGAATTGGTTGTTTACACGTCGCTTTTATCAGAAGTCTTGAATCTGGTTTATTCATACGAACAAATGTTTCAATAATTTTATTAAAATTTTTCCTTGGATCTGTTATATTTCCAATGTGATAAAATGTGTACGGTCTATTATCAGGAACGTGTGCATGTATAATATAAAAGTTTGTTTCTGGAAACTGTTTTTTAAACACTTTTTGACAAAATTCACTCGGTACGGCGATTCTATCAAAGAGTTTAAATAGTTTACCGTAATCTTCGTGTACGGTTTCAGTCTCACATATAGTCATACACGTAACGTGTTTGATTTTACTTTTAATTTCGGGTATTTTATCTATCCAATAGGGTACAGGTAAAGCATAAATAAATGCACGTTCGCATATTGGTATATCATTTTGAACTTCAATGTATTGACTCTCAGGAAAAAGACCCATATATTTTTTACATTGTTGACCTATTCCACTTAAAAGAGATGGACCGATGAATAACATTTAGTATAAAGATAATATTTCTTTTATATATATTACGCGATGGACTCTGTTAGAGAACAAATTGAAGCTGCACTTCAAAGACCAAAAATTCACAAAGATACCGTCTATGGTATTCTTAAACAAATAGCTGATGCAATCGAACCACCAGCTCCAGCTCCAGTAAAGGTCGCTGCTCCAGCTCCAGCACCAGTAAAGGTCGCTGCTCCAGCTCCAGCACCAGTAAAGGTCGCTGCACCAGCTCCACCAGCTCCACCAGCTCCACCAGCTCCACCAGCTCCACCAGCTCCAGCTCCAGTACCAGAAACACCAAAGAAGAAAGTTGTTAAACGTGTTGTTAAAAAGAAGGTTGTGGAATCGAAGGAGTAAATTTATTTTTTACAAATACAAACCCACCTATTACCATAGTTATGAACAATATTAAGTAACGTAAAGGGTACTTTTTCTTTTTTTCTATTTCCATTTTTACAATATCCTCCTTATCTGGAAGTTTTTTAACGTTTACGTTAAGATCATCTATCTTCCCGATAAGTTTATGTAACGCCTCAAGCATTTGAACTTCGCGGTTTACAGGTTTTTCCTTAACGTCTACAGTCGTAACTTCGAGAACCATGTACCATTCTGCATCCGGTTGTAATGTAACATAATCCGTATCTTCTTGAAATTCATATAACTTAAAATGAAGTTTTTGTATAGATATGGGATTAAATAGGTTTGTTTGTCTTGGAAATGCTTTCCACTGCTTATCTCTAACTATAGTATGTGCACCATGATTAAAATGTCTTTCGAGTGGTACGCGTGCTAAAATTTGTCCGTTACGTTCATCAAGTATTTGAGCACGTTTAGGTATATCTTCACATGTTATATCAATGTACTTTGCCACACTACTTATGTGAGTGTCAGAGTTTGGGGTATCCTGTCCAACCTGTGTCACGTAAAAATCGACTGGTTTTAGACCACATACTTGCGTCATATCTTCCAAGTGTAAATTTGATTCAAGTGTAAGATCTATACTGAACGTATTATTGGAACCATTTACAAATTTTGAATCCACAATTATATATTGAACCTTTTTAGGTAACTCCTGGAGTGAAACCATCTTGTATTTAGTATATAAAAAAATAAATATAAATAACAGCAATAATGTATACCTTCTATGCTAGTGTATGTCGTTTATTATCACCAAATCCACAAGAATTAAAAAAGTCATATTCGTATACATCCTTTGATTCTAATGTTAATGTAGAAAAGACACCTTATATAGATACAGAGAATAGTAAATATAGTGAAATTGTTTCAATGAATGATGCTGGTGAAGTTATTGTATTAGAATATAACGTATACGATAAAACGTTTGTTCAATATAGACCTAAGTTTAAAAGATAAGTATAAAAATATATAAAAATGAAATGGACGACTACATTGCCTTACACACGTACGACTATAAACTCTCGTTTTGTCAAGCGACAAACGAACTCCCGGGTGACATGCAAAGACTTGTATGGGAAAAACTTAATACGTACGAATCACGTGATCTCGTGTGTCCGGGAGCCCCTCAACGAGCCTCCAGAAATCCACGATTCTCAAAAGAGAGAATCAAAACTCTGGTTAACCGATGGAGAGAAAAGTGGGGCGAACCTACTCCGTGAAAGTATGAATACACTTGCACGCGAACAAATGTGTTTAGATGATTACGAGCGTAATGAATATGATTCATATTCACTCGTACTTTATAAATTACTTCTCGATGATCTTAAATACCAAAGACGTGAATTACAATATTCTGCTATTTTTGGTGATAAATGGCGAAAAACACCCGTAAATAATAGTAATTTATTAAATATTCATAGACGTATATATGAAGCTGAGAAGAGTTGTAAAGATTTTATAAAAAAGGAACGCGCATTTAAGAAAAAGTATTTTCAAGATGAAAATTATATTATTAAAGGTATAGATATAGAGTAAATAAATTGTAATATGTTAAACATAATAAATCCGTACACAAAAACCATTAGAATATCATGTCCTACTAAACGTAAAGAAGGTATAGCTGAATACGAACAAGTCAAGGCTAAAATCAAAAAGTCGACTTTACAATACGGTGTAGCTATTTCGACGTATAACTTCATTTTTCATACACCCATTGACGGTGTATCTGCTACTTTAGGGACAATTGCATCGTGTATTTATGTAGACTCGTTGTCATCATACGTCGATAATATTGAAAGAATACCCGTTTTGAATAAACGATTATTGTTACCGACGTGTCTCGCACTAGCCGAATCAACTTGGAATTCTAATGATTTACCATTTGATTTTAATATGGGGGCAACTTTATTTGGGTTTTTGGCGTATAAAATGGCATTTTATCAAATTGTGGCCGAAGAAATATTGATGTACAGTGAAGACCTAAGTGATATAGATCAATTATAATAAGTATACTATAAAAAAATGTCTCTCATTTACCAACTTACAAAACAAGCTGTCTCTCTTGAAAGAGATGAAAAACTTGACGGTGTTCTTTCGAGTTTCCGAACCGATCAATTTTCAACTGGTACACCTTCTAAAGTGTATGGGGTGAGACTGAGATCAAACTTTCCCCAGGATTTAATAAAGTTCAAAAAAGAACTTAATTACGTTGCTTATGTTGGTGTATCTACATTTAACGATAAACTTCACTTAGTGGACTTTATGTATGAAGAGAAATACGAAGATGGTACTCGAATTGGTATTATTGAACCAGTAATCCAAATGCTGGCAAAAGATACATTGAATACCATGGTTGTCCCGCGACACGTCCCGGAAGAGTGGGTCGAGTTCTGGATGAATTACTTTAAAAACGAGTTTAACTGTCAAAAAACTCTATTACAGTTTGTTGAAAAAAATAACCTTCATGGAAGTGTTGACTGGACGGAACTCTATAACTCGTTTCCTGAAAATATGGACTTAAAACTTAGCAACTAATGTGTAATATAATACGATGAGCCTTACTTACGAACTCCTTAAAAACTGTACCACGATTGTTGAACTTTTCGACGTCAACGAACTCTTTTCCGAATTAGCCGGTGAAAAATGTAAAGTATACGGTTTACGCGCTGATTTTGGGTACCCTGCACACCTTATTCCTAAAAGTACGTATAAGTATATTGCGTATATTGGTATTTCTAATAGAAAATTAGAAACATCGTATGGTCAAGCTCAATTTATTGAATTTTATTATGAACCCAACGATATTGGTATTTTGGAACACTTTTTTGATATGTACCTCGAAGGTGAAAAAGACATTCTTAAACAGTGTGGGTGTAAAGGTGATGAAGAGTTTACCGTCGAAATTTTCCCAAGTAAAATCACGAAAAAGAACCTCTCGTTTTGGAAATCGTATTTAGATGATCAACATTGTGTTAACGATAGAATTTCTTTACGTGATTTCCTTGATGATTATGAAATTAATTACCAAATCGATTGTGAACGATTATACGATCATTTACCGGAAAACATCGACGATTTGGATAATGAGAGTGAATACAATTCGGAATCTGAATCTGAACTCGAAGAAGGTGAAATAAGAACCTAAGTACGCGATGATAAAAAATAATCAAGAAAAATGCGTCCAAATTGTGTACACGAAAACTGCCTCTGTCGCCAAGGAAAAAACGGGTTTTGTGTAAAACACCGTGAAATTGGTGAAGCCGTAGAAGCCCTTTTACTTTTAAGAAAAATAACAAACCTAAGTTGTAATGAAACAAAATAAAAAATTAATATATTAAAAATGGACGCTCTTATATCCTTAATGCAAACACTCGACCTCAATTCTAAGATAATTTCTGAAGGCGATTATCTTAAAATGTGTGATTCGATAAAAACGATTCATGATTATATTAAATACGAAACAGATTCTGAAAGTGAAGAAGAAGAAGAATTTAGAATTCGGCGCGTTGATATACCCATACCCTTTTCCCCGATGCCTCGTCTCCCACCATTTGGTGATAATCTTGACGATCTTACGATATACGATACGGTGACACCACCATATGGAGACGAAGGGGATTTTATACACGTGGATTTACCAGCTATACGAACACCACCACCTATTCCAGAACCGTTACGTGATTACGAACTCGAAGATGAACTTATGGAGGTAAATAGACTAATCCACGAAACGTTAAAAAAAGTGGAAAAACTAAAACATAGACGAAACGTGACGAACTTTGTTCGCCAAGAAGCTGTGAAACGACGTGCACGTGAACTCGGTATTAGATTACCTCGATATACAGTTGGTTCACTTTTAGATTCAGGACACGACGTCGGTAATGTTCGTATGTTCTTCAAGAATTATCTGGAAGACTATAACGACGATATCGATAGACAACACGAAGAATTATCAGAAACGTTAAAAGAACTCGAATACGATAAAACAGCTATAATAGACGAACTTATAAACTTTTAATCAAATATCATTTTACACCACTTTTCGTTAATATTGCCGAAAGGCGAGTACTCAAACAATAAATGTATTAACGCCCCTGAAATAATTAGAACACCTGTACCTTTATAGATATATTTTGTAAGACCCATAACTAAAACTTGTAACATAAGACCGATGAAGAGTGCTTCCATCAGGACGGTGGTAAACTGACGCATTTTTTATATAGTACTATAGTATATAAAAAAAATGGATTACCAAGGAATTGGAATGTTATCAGTGCTCGCCCTCTTTTTGGCCATCTTCATAGGTGTGATGGTCAGTAGATCTAAAAGCTCGAATTCGAATGCGAGTCTCGTACCAGAAATTGAAATGAAAGAAGAATAAATTAATTTAAAAATATTATCTCGTGATATATAAAATGATACTCTTATTAGCTATCATTCTATTTATCATATTTTTGATTTATAGTATAAAACCCAGGTGTGAGGAGTATACACTGGAGGGTCTTAAACTTTCGTGGACGAATAAAGCGAATATAGAGGGGACTGTTACGAAATGGATTATTACCCTGAAAGATTCGTCAAATAATGTAATTCACACGTACGAAAATAGTGATGTGGGTAACCTTAAAGACTTTACGGATGTGAATATGAACATAGTAAACAATAAGGAGTTTGATGAAAGGATTATAGGCGATAATATACTCGAATTATACTATAACGAATCTAAAGAAAGTAATAAATTGTATACGAAAACCGTGACGTTTACACAAAACGATTTTGGGTATATTATAGATACGAGTAAACTCGAAGAAGTTGGTGCATTCACACTCAAATCAAGTGATTATACGTACGCAAAATCCATATGGTTCGGGTACGAAAATTCATCCTGGAATAATCGTCCTTTAAACATAGCAGAAATAGAAGTTTATTCCGGTGGTGTAAACGTTGCTACCAAAGCTACTAAAACCGAATCTTCGAGTCAATACTCTGCTAATAGTTATAAACCTACAAACTTAATTGATGGAAATATGTCAAATTTTGCACATACCAATGACAGTGGAACGAATTGGTTTAAAATAACTTTAGATAAACAGTACCCCATAGAAAAGGTTATGGTATACAATAGAACGAGTTGTTGTTTTTCGAGGTGGGCGAGTTCGTTTGTTAAGTTATTGGATGATAACGGTAATGAAATTGTGAGTTCAATAGAAAAAATATCAAATGATACAGTACTCGCTGAAAATTATAAAGAAGGTGGCGTTCATGTTAAAACATTTACATTTCCTTTCGTTGCCATTGAAACTTTTACATACGAACTTATCATGAACAAAAAGAATGCTTATTTAGGAATACACATTGAGTACATAAAACTCGATGGTGTTTTAGCGACAAAGGCACAAACGACTATACACAAAAATCCTAATAGAAACAATAAACCCGATAATATGTTTAGTGTTGGAAGTGGTACAGAAAATTATGCGGCATGGAACGAGGATGGTCATAATGTAGGTGATAAGATATTTACTATTGTATCCGATAAAAAGGTTGATAAAATCGATATAGTATATACACGACCTCAATATGCACCCGCTTGGATAATAAAAGAGAACGGGGTTACGAAAATTACAGAAAAGTATAACAGGGGTTATATTGCGAACCCTAGACCCGTCTTATATACGTACGATATAAAGAACGGAAAATCAACATATAATACAACGGGTGGATTTTACTGGGAATATTATAAAGGTTCATATTTTTCGGATATAAATTCATTTAGCAATAAAACATTTACGAACCGAGGTTGGAATGCTACCGATTTTAGTAGTAAACATAAGGCGACGGGTGGACATTTACGAAACGATGGTAATGAAGATAACTATGCCGTTATGTGGAGAGGTTTTTTCGTACCTAAAAAGACGGGTAGTCATAAATTCTGGACAGAATCTGATGATATGAGTTATTTAACTATAAATGGTGTAGTGGTTGTTGATAATGGTGGTTTACATGGTATGGTAAAGAAAAGTGGTTCAATCAATTTAACAGCAGGTGAAAAATACCCTATTGCAATATACTTTAGTGAAAAGAATGGAGGTGATGAACTGAAAGTGTGGTTTCAGACACCAGATATGAATTCAGCTACACACGATTTTAGTGGGTATATGCTAAAATAATAGATATTCAAAAAAAATATATACTACTAATAAAAGAAACCCCGAGATGGTAAAGAAGAATACCAAACTCGGATTATTTGCTTTATTAGTTGTAATCATTCTCGGTATAGCTTTGACCGTTTACTTTGGTACTCAAAAAACTCAGACGACAAATGAACTCCCCGAAGATCTCGGACCACAAATCAAAGTTGATAGTTTATCAGCAAAATATAACCCATCTTCAGAAGAAGAAGTTGTTGTTGAAGGGTATACTATCGAAGGGTATGCGGCTGAAGGTAATATAAACTATACGGCATTGTCTAAAAGCGTTGATATGTCGATTAAATGGTTTAACCAGGCTGGTTTTCAGAATATAAACGAACTCGTCATTAAACGCTATGTAGATAATAGTATTAAATCCTCCAAAACGTTAAAAAAAGCTACTGCTAATGAATCTAAATATTTTGAATCCTTTTCAGGATTACTTACGTATACTTTTGAAGGTGAAGCTGTAACTTATAGTGTTCTTGGTATGAATAAAATTAAGATTTTTTATAAAAATGCGAGTGGCCAAGAAGTTGAGTTAACGCCAGCTGATTTGAGTGGAGTTCAAATAAATCCAGAAGATCTCGCACAAACTAAGGAATTACTTGCTCCAGTTGAAGTTGAATATAAACCTTCTGCGAGTGGTGAAATTAATGTTAGTCCCGATATAGACAGAAAAGGCTACTTTATGTACCCGGGTGGTTCTAACCTGTCTATTCAAGAATACATAATAGCAGGTACAATACACGCTAAGGTATACTTGGTTCCTTCGGGAACTAAAAATACGACTGTTAAAATTAAATTAGAGGATAATCGTTTCATAAAATATGCGAATAATGTGTTTTCCTTTGATCAAAATGCGGGTACTGAATTTACATTAGTGAAAGGTGAAATTGATGGTACACTTCGTTTGAAAATTGGAGATGCGTTTGCTGCGGTTAAAGATGGTAAATTGGTAATGATAAAAATGGGTGACATAACAACAAAAGAGTTATACAACACACTCGATATTACTGTTACAGAAACCGCAGTACAAAAACAGGATTGTGTTTTTACATGGAATTATGGTGATATAAATAAAAGCGAAGGTATACAAACAAAAACGTATAAATTAATAACAAAAGCTGGTGGGGGTGGTACTGCATGTGAGTACGACGACGGTAAACAGATTACGGAAGATGTTAAGGTTAATTGTGGCGGTGGTTGGAATAATTATGGTGCTTGTTCCAAATCGTGTGGTCCCGGAACAAAGACGCGAACATGGAACGCGGATCCAACCCCCAAAAATGGTGGTACAGCGTGCCCTAGCTCACAGACAATAAGTTGTAATTTAAAAAGTTGTAAAACGTGTCAATCTAACGGTAAATTTGAAGCGTATGGTGCTTATTATGGTCAAACCATCTCCCCGGAGGTTGTCGGTTGTACAGGTATAACTAACCAAACGGATTGTACAAATAAAAAATATCCTGGGTTCGGGAAAGTTGTATGTGAATGGAAATAATACAATTGTATGGACGACCGGTACAAATGGAACGGATACAGCGCCTTATAAGTTAGTAATGCAAGGTGATGGTAACTTGGTAATTTATGGTAAAAATAAAGCTGTATGGTCGACCGGTACAAATGAAAGGGGTACAGCGCCTTATAAGTTAGTAATGCAAGGTGATGGTAACTTGGTAATTTATGATAAAAATGGTTCAGCTATATGGGATAGATAATAGATATTCAAATAAAATATATACCACTAATAAAAGAAATCCCGAGATGGTAAAAAAGAATACCAAACTCGGATTATTTGCTTTATTAGTTGTAATCATTCTCGGTATAGCTTTGACCGTTTACTTTAGTGGTAAAAAAAGCGATGAAACAAAAACAGAAATACCAAATAAAAAACCCGAACTTACATTTGATACAGAGGCGGTTAAAACAATCAACCCACAAGCTGAAGAGAGTGGTTCCCAGGAAGGGTACCGTATTATTGAATATGCATTGGGTGACGAACCAGGTAAATTTATTGATCTCACATTATCGTGGAAAAATGGTGCAGGTTTTGAAGGTGTTGTCGATAAACTCATATTTACACGGACCACCGCTGATGGTACCACAAAAATCCAGGAAAATATAGAAGTCACCAGTGGAGACGGTTTGGTTGATTACGGTGGTGGTTCAATTACATTTAAAGGGGTTGACATTAAAGAAGGCGTCGATGTCAAAGGTGAAAATATAATTAAGGCATATTATAATAAATTAGACGGAGCAAATGAATTAGCAACCGCTAAAATTATAATCGATGATAATGATTTTAGTGACGTAGCTTCAGGGGATTTTGGTGAATATACGGTTACAGTTTATATACCTACAGACACGTTTAAACTTGAAAAGGAAGTGAAGAAAATTTACTATAATATTTCATCCTTTCCAGAACAATGGTATAAATTAAAAATTAATAGTGATGATACGTATTCATTTACCGCCATTGACGGTACATCTTCACCATTTGAAATAGGTGACATTAAAAAATTTAAAATGAAAACGTACAAGGGTAACAAAATTTTTGCACACCCTACTGAATCAAAAACAATTGCAGTATTTACTGGAAATACAGTAGAATTTAAGGCTGAAAATCAAATGACTCAACAAGATTGGCTTAGTGCAGCCTTTACACTTACGGCGGCTGCAACTATAACACCAGGTATAGGTGACTATGAGGATATTAAAATGGGGAATGCGGCGTCACAATCATATAAATCACCAAACGGTGAGTATAGACTTGAATTTCAAGACGACGGTAATTTAGTTGTACGTAAAGGTGACAAAGTTATATGGGAATCTAAAAGTAAAGACATTAAGAGAATAGTTGTACGACCACAACATAATGCCGAAGCTAATTCTGCACTAACATTTACACAAACAGATGATTTTGGGGGTGGAGATATTAAAATGGAATTTAGGTCTCAATATGGTGGTTACAAAAAACCATATACACTTATACTACGTGACGATGGTGTATTAAGTATTATAGATAAAACTGGTAAATACACAGACGCATTAGATATTTCTAGAGCGACAGGTAAATTATATTACGGTGGCGATGGTAATCTTGGAAGAGATGGTAGAAATGCATGTAATATGACTGATGCAGATAGGAAAGATGCATGTGAAAAAGATTCTGAACTTTTCGGTATAGGCAATGGTCCATCATGTGGACATAAATTCTATAAAAGGTATATAGCCGGACACAATAGTACTATTGATAATTCAGAAAAATACAACAATTTTTATTTGTGTAATGTAAATGATTATACAGCTCACTATTAGTAGTCAAACTTGTCGTCTTGTTTCGAATGTAAATAAACAAAACCTAAGTTAAATAAAAATAGTCTAAAAATATAAAACTCAAAATGTCGGATTCTATTGAAAACATTCTTATCGGTCTCGTTCGTGATTCGAACAACCACATTGATAAAATAAACAACAGCGTCCTTTCCAACAATAAGTTATTACAAACACTTGTTGAAAAGGTTACAAAAATCGAAGAAGAGAATAAATGTCTTCGTGAAAAGATGGACTCGGTTATCGAAACAAATACACTTTTACGTGAAAAGATCGAACACTTAGAAAAACCAAAACCAATCACGAAGAAACCGAGTAAAGTTCCTAAAGAACCTAAAATCGAGTGTTCAGCAATGACGGCTAAGGGACACAAGTGTACGAAACCATGTGTACCCGGCGAAACGTGTTGTACATTACATACGAAAATGAACAACAAACCACCCGTTGAACCAAAAAAGAAACGCCCAATTCTAAAAAAGAAAAAGAAAGAGGTTCCCTTACACAATCATAAACCGGGTGAATTACCAACGGAAACGTGTGAATTATGTGAAACCCACGGTGATATATTTGATCCTGATATGCCCGATTCAGAGTTTGAGGAATCTCAGGACGATGGTGATATATCTATAGAGGAAAAGTTACGTAAAATGCTTGACGAAGAAGAGATCAAGTCTGAATAAAAAATACAACACATTTACTGAATATAGACATGAAATGATAAAAAAATATTATATAATAGTATAAAATGAGTAAAAACCCATTAATTAAACGCTTAGGTATATTCGTTTTTTTTATAATTATCGCATTGGTTATATATTTATTTACTAGACCAAGTAAATCAATTAAAACGGGCGAAACCGAAGGCCCTCCAACAATTACCGAAGCAGGTGTAGATTTAGTTTTAAACCCAGCCGACAAACCCGATAATGTTGAAGAATATAGTATGTTTAAAACAGAATATGCATTAGGTGAAGCATCAGCCAAGAATATAGATGTTAAACTTAAATGGACGAATGGACCAACTTTTGCAACGGTAGAAACATTGTTTTTTGTTCATCAAAATCAAAGCGGTACTAAAGTTCGTGAAGATGTGACAACAACTGATAATACTGAATCGAATGCGTCGAATGAACTGTTATTTAAGGGAGATGACTTAACGACCGAAGATATTATTGGTACAAATACTATAAAAATATATTATAATCAAATATCAACAACTAATATTCTAGCGACAATTTCTTTCCCGATTACACAGGAACATTTAGATACACCATTTGATTTAACTTCGGTTAAGAATATTACCGTACCTGTCCAACTTTCATCATCTCAAACAGCCTCGGGTGATATAATATCTACATATACAAATTACTATATACTTCCTTATTTTACCGATACCCCTATATATAATAGGAAAGTTCAGGGAGACGCTAATAATGGGTTTAATATAATTAAAAATGGTTCTAAACAGAGTATCGATGGTGTTGATAAATTTTATATAGTAAAAGCACTTGGTAAAGAATTTTTATCTAAAGATCCAAATGGTAACAGTTTATTACGATACGATAAAAAGTTTAAAAATCAAAACGAAATATTCGGGAGTATGAACGCGGTAGTTAAATCCGCCATTTCTGTACGTGAAGCTAAACCATTTAAATACGAATTTATCGTTAAACACCTTGATTACCTGGCAACAGTACCTCAACACGGTATAGCTGCACACATATATAATGTAAAATTATACGATTTTAATGATACTTTAATAAAAACGGTTACAAATAACGATATTGAAATCGATGTACAACCTACACATAAAGTTAATCAGGATGACCATCTGGGTGATTGGAAAAGTAATACGTATAGTGTTGGTGATAGACTGTTTACTATAACATCCGATAAACCTGTGCATATGATGAAGATAAAGTATATGAGACCTAGATATGCCCCTGGGTGGACAATAAAAGAAAATGGTATTGTTCGATTCGAAGATATGAGAAATCATGGTACTAATATGACCCCAACCCCAGTTACTTATACGTATACACTTTCCAGGTTTGACGATATTGGTGATTTATCGTATTCCGGGTATTACGATATATCGGAAATGGAAGATATAGGTTTGGAGTATGGTCTTATTAATCCTAATAGTACACACACATGGCAGTATGATATAAATACATATGAAGATTGTAGACAAAGAGCTGGTGAAGAGGGATACAATGCATTTGGATTTTCAACTATTCATCACCCATTAATTGGTAGTACAGAAGGTACATGTTGGTTACGACAAGTTCCAGGTACTGGGCAACATACATTTAAAAGTTTAGATCCTTCAGGTGAAGGTGGTAAGAAAGACGCACACGTTACCGGATGTGCCGTAAAAAATAAAAAGGTTACAAATAATTGTCAATAATGATAATTAAATTTTAGTGAATTTGTGGTTTCCCCAGTATGAATCATGAATAATATAAAAACTCTCCCAATTTAGACATACTTCCTACATCAAGGTATGTCTAAATAATTTAACAAAGTTTCGTGATATCCATGAACTTCCATGTACATATGTTTCGTGTACATATATTGACTTTGCCTAGGTATGGCCGCGAACCTCTATAGTTTTGGTTAGGTTTAGTGTATTCATGGTATATAAACTTAAGGATATGGTATGACTTTGCCTAGGTATGGCCGCGAACCTCTATAGTTTTGGT